GCTTCCTTTTGCTTAGCAAAACAAGCATTTGCTTCTTTTGCTTCCTTTTGCTTAGTTTGATTAATTAATTTAAAACCCACTGGGTTATTTGGGGTTTCTGAAAAACCCACTGGGTTATTTGGGGTTTCTGAAAAACCCACTGGATTATTTGGGGTTTCTGAAAAACCCACTGGGTTATTTTTTTTTGAATACATCCCCCCCTTTTTCCCAGCTTCGCGCCTTTTCTCTTTTATACTTTCCCACTTTTCTAAGTCTCGTTCTATGTCTGACTTTATGAACTCGAAGCAAATATTTACGCCTCCGTCGTTTATAAAAACGGGTTCACCAGCGACATAATCAAAAATCGCATTTAATAGCTCTGCTTTTTGTGAATCATTCAGCAAATTTATTGCACTCCTCCACGACAAATAAAAAACAAATGATTTTTTAGGTTCCATGATGTAGATAATATAAAAAAAGAGGTTCATTTTAGCTGCTACCCTAAAACAAACCTCTTTACGGTAATATACCGTGAATATCTTCTTGTTGGTAGCAGTCAACACCACAAATATACGATTATTTTTTTAATTTCTTTATTCTTTTAAGCCTTTTTCTTGCCAAATCATATTTAGTTACCTCTTTATCTATCTTTTTTAATTTTTCTAATTTCCGTATGTTGTTTTCATTGTTTGCCATAGAAAATCCAAATATTAATATTGATGTTGCCGGAAATAACCTATAAAATTTCTTGCAAAACTCTACGCCTATATATGGGACTATATATATACCTAAGAGTAGAACAGCGAAATATAACAATATTAAAACGACTAAATAAATAATTATTTTTGTTAGTATCATAATTTTAAGATTTTAAGTGATTTACCCTTTGACTCTTTTTTAACTGCTTCATATATTACCGGAAATTCCGATTTCAGTTTTTCTGTATCTACTGTGTTTCTTGTATAGTCTCTTATCGTTGCGACACTTACTCCTTCGCATACTATTTCATTACAATTGTCAAAAAGTAATGCTATTTTGTTTTCTAAATCTTCTTTTTCTTTTTCGAGTGTTTTTATTTTGTTTTTTACTTCGTTATAATCCTTGATTAATTCCATGTATTCAGGAGAAATGTTTAAAGATATTGTTTCAGAGGTATTTGTAATATTAAAAATATCCTCTTTGTTAATTGGAGCGGGCGGAATTCCTTTAAGTATGTGGTTCTCTGTGAATTCTTTGGCCCCATTTAAAAGATACTCAAATAAATCTTTGTCAAAATCAAACATTCTCCATTTCAGTTGCTTTTGTCCATCATATACGACTAACATTCCAGCATCATATTCCCCAACCCCCATGTTCCAAACTAATTGCATATACCACGAATTAGGGAAAGTTTTGGGGTCATTTAAATCTACAGTACGTAATGTGTCCTTTATTTCGACGACAATACGGTTTTTCCTTCGAAATTTAAACAATTCCCTATCAGGAGAAGCAATTATATATTCTGGGTAATTATCGTTGCTTAAAACGAAGAATTTCCCGCTTTCTTTTATTATCTTTTCCGTCGATTCACTTTCAAAAAGTGAAGCAATTGCGTTTTCCATTGCTTGCCCTCTTTCTGTGTTATAATTAATTGCGTTTTCCATTGCTTGCCCGTTTTTGTATTCATTAAACCAGTCTAACGGTGTTTTGTATTCATCATAACCCAAGATAGAGGCTATATCATGTCCCCCAATGAAATAACTACTTTTGCGGTAATTTAACCACTCATCAAAATTTTTGAACACTTTTCTATTTATCATATTGCCAGAATTTAACGTTTGAATAATAATATACATTCCCGTCTGTTCCGAAAACAAAAGGTATGCTTTCAGGGTGGAACACCCCTATTTTAACATCTCCGTTTTCTAAAATGATTTTTATTCTTTCATGTGAAGGCGGGGAAATCCTAGAATTCGTCCATTTCATCGAAAAATTTAACCCTTTCCCTTTACTCATTTGTCCCGTCTAAATATTCTAAATCTGTTAAATTTTCGTTCGTTGGTGTCGAACAATCATATTTTATTGCGTTTTCTATGCTTTCAGTTTTCGGCCCGTATAAATTAAGTAGGCTTTTTGCAACCGTTTTATTTGCCATCATCTCAAAATCTGTTACCCATAATCCGTTTTTGTTTCTATATGATTGAGAATACCTTTGTGCATGTGCTTTTATTTCCTCAACAGTCATATATTTAAAATATTCACCGCCTGAAAGGTATTTTATGTAGGCGACATTACCAATATAAGCCCGCTTTTTTCTCTCTATATAGCCGTTATAGTCATACGTTTTCAATATTATTTCCCCTTTGAACGGGTCTATACCTTCAATGTCACCCTCGCGAACCTCTGAGACATTTATACGCTCTAATTTTTGCGTCCTATTAGCTAATTCAATGAATCCACGATACATTATTTGTGCTTGTGCGTTGTCCTTGTAAGGGACGATGCACGATTGCCCAAGAGCGGGAACTAATGACAATCCAGTAGTTGCAATAGCTAACCCACATAAAATTACGCTGTTAGGGTTGCAAAATTTCAATTTAGAGTTGTAAGACGCTTGTAAAATGTTTTCTACAAATGCTCTACCCTTCGATTCCCCTAAAATTTGGCAAAAACGCTCTAAATTATTGGAATTAAGGGCTAATTTCTTTATGTCTTTGTAGTAGTTCACTGTCTGTACAATCGCTACGTTGTTTTTTATTTGTTTGTTTATGTCCATAATTATTTAATTAAATACAACAATACTATCATTTAAAAATACCTCCACAGTATCGGGGTAATTAGTAATATCTTTTGTTTTTTGTTCTTCTAATATTTGGGTGTCCAACATACCACCAATCAGAATTAACAGAAATAATATAAGCCCGCAAATTGCGTTTACTTTGTCTTTTTTAGTTGTCATAATAATATCCTTTTGAATAAATGTTATACCCGTCTTTAATATTTATGAAATCATTTATCATTTTTAATGCAATATCCTTTGCCTCTTTTTCGTCTCCTACATATTTGGGCGAGAATTCCCACGTTTTTATGTAGCCTTTAATATCTACAGCTATTCCATTATCAATTGTAATTTCTGAATAAAAATTACACAATTTGTCAAGGATTATTATTTCATCATTCACTATACATACTTCGTCGGTTCCTACTTCCATATTGAAGTAATTAAAAATGAAGTAGGATGCTATTTGCCTATAAAGCAATTCTATGTTAATCAGTCCTATCATTTTATTATGTTATTTAATGATTTACACCCTATTATTGCGTTTTTTATCTCATCTACTTTTTTATCGTAGCCTCTTCCTCCTGAATTAGCATGAATGTATTCAATTATTTTATCATCTTTTTTTACTAATAATGTTATTGAAGGGTATATGTATAACTCATTCGCAAATATTTTTAAAGTATTATTTATTTCAAAATTGAAATAATATTTGTCACTTTCTGAAGCATCCGGCAACATCTCTAATATTTCCTTTGCATCTTTAAGAATATCTTTTTTTTTCATATTATATCAAATTTAAATATTACGTCTTGACCCGCATATGAATAATCCTTTATCTCGAAAGGGAACATTTCCCCTTTTATTCCTTCAGCCGTGAAACATGTATAGGTATGTCCAACTTTTTCGTAAAAATCGTTGAAATAACATTTTTTTGATAATAAAAACGGATGATAAGTACCTATGTTTAACTCATATTCACAAAATATGAAGTTCAATATTTCTTTTTCAATAGATGCACTTAACCGTATTTTCCGACCTTTTAAATGTCCTACTTTATTAGGATTAATATGAGTTAACCGTATGTCTGTCAAGTCTACAAAAAAATCTGAATCTTTTTCCCCGTTTTTAATTATGTCCCTTTTTACAAAAACGATATCATCTCCTTTTTTAGATACATCTATTATTTTGTACTTACCCGTTTGTTTGTTCTTACATGCAATAATACGACAAACATTCCCTTTGATTAAATCAACATCATTTAAAAAACCAACTATTTTGTAAATGTCACCTTTATATTTAAATGATGAAAACAAATCATTTAGTTCTTTTATTTTTATTTTCTGTATCATATCTATTTCCTTTTTTTCACTAATTTATTTTCAAATGATAATTATTTTTACTTTTATTTAGAAGTTCCAATAAATTAAATATTCTCCGCCCCTTGGTCCTATGTGTGTGTGCTCAAGTCTATTTCTTTTCTTATTCCAATACAATTCGCCTTGTACCCAATACTTTTTACCGTTTACTTCGTATTCAAAGTAATTATTATCCCTATAAGTGCCTTTTATTGTCTTCATAGCTGTATTTTTTTATTATCTGAATATGTGTCCATCTATCTCAAAATAATCACACATCAAGTCTCTTTCGTATAAACCGAAATCAATATAATATCTTAAATTTTTAGGAAAATTTGGGTATTCCACATCAAACATTTCTGGCAATCTGTCACTCAATTGTAGCTCTTGGGGAATATCTTCGAATTCTACTATTTTATAGTAATCCGCTCCGGTCTCCTTTAATAATTCTTCCATTTCGTGTTCGAAATCTGAAGAGCAAAAGTAGGATACTACGTCAAACCATTCGCTTTTTACTACTTCGTTTGTCTCATTTTTGAGGAATTCTACCCGAATTCGTGCGTTTTCTATGTCTATTCTTTCCATATTGATAATGTTTTTAACGTTTAATATATTGTGCAGGGCTTTCGCCCTGCTGGTTAACTTTAATAAATGCGTCCGGATGAACCGTATACGCCTCCGTTATAAATCCTTGAAAGTTTCCCGAAATACCCGTATTTCCTATAATTTACGGTATCCGCCTTGAATAATTTCATTGCTTCTGCTTTGTTGCTTGCATAATATCTCACATCTGTTAATCGTCCCATACAATCGTATATTGCATACGTATTAACTTGTTTCTTTGATTCTGATGTTTTCATAATGGTAGTGTTTTGTGTTATTATTATTTCGTTTTCTGTATTACAAATATACAAAACATTTTGAAATCTCACAACATTTTTCTCGGAAAAATGTATTATATCTCATATGTTTTAACAATTAATTAACATATCGAGTTCCCCCGTTTATTTCCTGTGTGTCTCTCATTCAATTGTCGTATTCCTTATTCCCTCCATGTAAAAACACTTGTTTTCGTCTCTATATTCTTATTTCCTTATCTTGTTAACTTATCTTGTGGTATTCATTAGAAAAAAAATAAAGGAAATAACTACATGCAGAGACTATATATTATATATATTATTACTATATATGAATTGTATATATATACATAAAGGATATACATTCATAACGTGCGTGTGTGCACGCGCGCAGTTCTGCGAGCTAAGGCAATGAAACACAAAGCGTTACAGAGGCGAAAATGTTAATATTGCATTTTGAATTAAGTTAAAACAATACGGAAGTGTTAACACTGTGTTTCACATGAAACAGAGGAGGAGGGCGGCTCACGTGAATAACAGAGACAGAATACATTTGCGGGTGTTCACTGTCTCGAGGGAAGCATAGCCAGTCAGGGATGGGGAAGGGAAGAATCGTTTCGGGTGTGGGGTCTCATTTGTGATTAGTGTTTCATGTGTGATTGTCTTGGTTGACTCCGAAGCGAGGGGCGCAGCCCCGAGCGAGGTTATTATCTCCTTTGTTTTGTTTTTGGGTCAGGGGTAAACAGGGGGTGGGGGTCGGGCTTTATTAATGAATTTGAAAATTCGGCTAAAGGTATTATATTTGTAAAAAAGTGATATGGGCACAGCGATAGACATAATCAAGAGCAAGGAAGCACGGGAATTACGCAGGGAAGAGCTAGAGACTCGTGGAGAATTAAAGAAGTACGAAGTAGACACGAAGGTACGGGAAGAGTTCAGTACGACATTTGGGAAGACGGTAGCGTTTTTAGACATGATAGGGGTACGGGAGAAGTTGGAGGAGATATTAGGTGATATAGAGGTAGCGGACAGTCCTGCAACGATAAGCAAGTTAAAGGGGAAGTTAGATGTAATCATGAAGTACGTAAATGTGTTTAAGGCAGCGAGTGACAGCATCAACCGGACGGAGAAGACGATAATCAAGGAGCGAGAAGTATCGGAAGAAGGAGAAAATAGTGTAGGGATAGGGAATATAGAAGTAATAGAGAAGATAGACTATGATACTATTGCCGGAGCGGTTAAACGATAAGCAGATAGAGTTATACAATTTGTTGAATGAGGACAGATATGTAGAATATTTGTTTTACGGTTCGAGCAGGGCTGGTAAGACATTTTTGATATTTGCATGGTTTGTGACGCAGTGTATAAGATACGGGGCGAATTGTTTGATAATCCGGAATACGTTCACTTCGTTAAACAATGGTATGTTGATGCAGACGGTACCGGCGGTATTGAATTCTATTTCGAGGCGTTGGGGGTACAGTGATTACAAGAAAGTGATGATAGGCGGGGAGAGGTTTGCGAGATATGTAAACAAGGATGACAGTTTGGTGTTCTACAATGGTTCGTACATTAAGTTTGGGAGTTTGCGAGGGAGTTCGGACAGTGAGTCGAAATATGATTCGATATTAAGTACGGAGTGGGGGCATATATTTTTGGATGAGATAAGTGAGATAAGTTGGCAGCCGGTAAGTAAGTTATTGACTCGGTTGGCGCAGAAGTTGCCGGTAAAGAACAAGATGTTGTATGCGTTGAATCCGTGCAGTAAGAATCATTGGAGTTACAAGAGGTTTTTTTTGCAGGAGGACTACGATACTGGATTGAAGTTAGACCCAGCCATACAGGCGATGTTATACAAGAAGCATTTCAGTGTAGAGGACAACAAGGAGAACGTATCGGCAAGTTATATGCTTACTATGAAGAGTTTGTCGAAGATAGACAAGCGAAGGTTTTTGGACGGGGAGTATTACGATGAGATGGAAGGCGAGATATTCCACCATATACCTTGGGGAACGATGCCGGAAGAAGACGCGTTTGTGAAGTACATTATATACGTAGACCCTTCAGCCAAGGAGAGCACGAAGAACGATTACAAGGCATGTGTATTGTTGGGGTTGACGAAAGACAAGATATGGTTGGTGGACGTTTATGCTGTTCAGGGAAGCACTTATGAGATGTTGGAAGGCATATATACCTTATACGTAAAATGTCCGATAACGCCACGTTTATACATTGAAAAAAAGCAAGTTCCGTTGGATTTCAACAAAACATTGCTTAACTTTCAGGCGCAAAAGGGGTGGATATGTCCGATAGAGTGGGACACGCGTAATCACGGCAACAAGTTTTACAACATTGAGTCCACTTTAGACCCTTTGTTCAAGAATGGGGGTATAATGTTCAACGACAAGATGAAGAACACTCCTATGGGAGAGATTACGGTGCAGCAGTTTTTGGAGTTTTCGAGGAAAGAGAGTCCGTTAAAGAAAGACGACATACCGGATGCAGTAGCCAAAGGAGTTTCGTTAATGGGGAGGAATCTGAAGATAGTTAATCCGGCCCAGAAGAAGACGAAAATGTTTATAGCGATAGGAGGTAAATTAAAGTCCTTATAATATGATAGAGATAAAAGATTTATACCAGTGGATTCAGCCCAATACATGTGATGAGATAATAGGCATGAATCCGACGGCATTGGAAGACGCCTATGTATCCGCTATAGGCTATTTGGCTGGGGAGATAGGGAATATATACGATTTGGAGGAAATGTTGCCGGTAATGAAGGATGTCCATCCTGATTTGTTCTTTATGGTAAAGGTATTGACAGCTTCTGCATTCATGGGTTCCACTTTTGCGTGGAGCACGGTATTTACGAACCAGTACAATAGCGTAATGTCCACTATACACAGAATGAAGTCTGGGACTTCCCGCATGACAGGGGCTGTAAACAAGCCGGAGCCTAACGCGATAGGTAAAATAGTAACGAACATAAATGATTATATAGGCTAATATGACAATCTGGAATACACCCCAAATAGACCCTTATTACATTCCCAAGTCTGTAGGGACTGGAGTAGTTAAGTCAAAATATCTTATTAACTATTATGACACTCCGTATACAGCGAAATACTGGAGGGATGCGATAGACAGGGCTATAAATTACAGTGATTTGTACTACTATGGCGTTTTGCAGTCGTGGGCTATACAGTCGAGTCCTTTTTTGGTGTCCTTATTGGACAAGAGATATGTTCCTGCCCAAAAGAACTTCTATGCTTTGGCGAAATACGGGGAAATGAGCAGGATAGACGACAAATTTTCCAAATATTTTACGCAGACCAACATTTTCAAGCAGCTTGTTTGCCGTGCTCCGTTGAACGCGAAGATTCGCGGGGTAGCAGGCAAGCAGATAGACATAGAAAAGGACATTGTAACGGATTTTCCTATGCGGAATATAGACATGTTCAACAGGGCGATACGTTATATGACCTTTGATATCCAGAGTGTGGCTAAATTTGACGATTATGACAACATGTTTTATTTCGAGGCTTCTCCTGAAGAAGACTATAAATTAGGTCTGATGCAGGAGGTTACACGGGCTATAATCGAGATAGTGAATTCTTATCGCAATTGGGGCATTCTGACGGGGCGTTATTCCTATCCTCGCTATACGATAGGGTATCAGGCGCAGAACGAAGAAGCCCAACAGATAGCCGTCGAATATGCCGGTCTCATCAATGACCCCACTGCAACTCCGGTAGTTCCCTTTGAAGTGAACGAATTATCCACTAACAAGGAAAGAAAATACCAAGTGGAGATAAATTCTGTCAATACGGAAGCCCCAAGCGAAGCGTTCAGGGCGCATAAGGAATTGGTAGACAAATGGGAAAGCGAGCTTATGCAGCTGATAACCGGAAGTACGTTAATCGGGAATACCGAAAAGAACACGAATTCCGAGCAATTGGCGGAAATTCACATGCAATTGTACAAGAATATCCTTGACGAAGACAACAAGGACATTTTAAGGGTGACGAATACCCAGACCATGCCGAAATTGGCGAGATTGGTCAAAAACAAGGATTTGACCGATTATCAGGTAGTAATTATCCCTGACAAGAGCATTTCGGTGAAGCATTTTATCAAGATTACGGACACATTGAGCAAGCAAGGATTGAGGATTTCCGAACAATTCCTGCAAAAAGTGGGGTTGGATGAAGGGGATATCGACAAAAAAGTCACCAACAAGTCATGGATTACCAACACAGTAGACAAGATAAAGAGCATTTTTACCCCTAAAAGCAAGAAAGATGGCGGATACGATGCAGGATATGATAAACAAGCTCAAGAGTCTTAGGAATTGTGTAAGGGACGAAATGCCCAAGGCGATATCGGAAAGCATGCTCAAGGAAACGAAGCAGAATTTCCAGAAAGAGGCATATACTAACGACGGAGGGGCACAGAAATGGAAAGAGCGTATGTATGACGTGCACAATACGCCTATCGGTGTAAAGTTGCCTTATCCCAAACTAAGGAGGACAGGGAGATTATACAATTCTATCAAGAAAATAACCGATGTCCCGTACACGGCAGGGTTAAAAACCAGCGTTCCGTACGCACAATTGCAGAATGAAGGAGGAAAGTCTCCTAAAAGATGGGTTCAGCCTGCCTATAAAATATACAGGAAACCCCCTCAAATACCAGCCCGCCAATTCATGGGAGTAGGAGCGAGGACTTATAGGCTCGCACATAGGGCGATTTTGACGGTTTGGAACAAAAATTTCAATAAATAATTGATTGATAATAAAAAACTTCATATTTTAGCGAAAAATAGGGCATATGATAGGGTTATTAACTAAGAAATTGATTGATTTTTTCAGGCAAACGGATATTGTCACTGAAAATCATATACCCGTTTTAACCTCTAATGTCTCTGACGGAAGGACGGTTGTAAATACCACATTGCCGGCTATTGTCATAACCGTAGATTCCGCTCCAAACAATATGGTATATATTGGAGGATTGATAAGAGACAACATAAATATTGACGTGGTTGTAATGGACAGGCTTGTAAATTACACTCTTTCAGGAGAGACAGATATTTATGAATGGAGGCGTAATCTTGCCTATAAGCTAAGGACTGAACTTTTCACGGAGCGGGCATCCCAATTTTTCAAGGATATACTTCAAGGGAACAATTTCCTGCCTATGTATAGGGGAATGAATAACTTTATCAAAATAGGCTATAAAGAAGATACGGAAGAAGATATAGAATGCTGGCGGATGAAATTCGAGTGCGTCATGGTGGACAATTCTACCATAGACATAACATATATAAAAGCCAAATCAGGCTCTGTGCAGCTTATAGACAAGCAGATAAATCCCGTCACCCCTATACATCCCCATTATGGGATAGAAGAGATGATGTGGAAGTATGGCTATGGGCAGTATATCCCTGATTTGTTAGATATGATTGTCAAGAGCGGGCAGATAACCGACCAGTATAAGGAGAAAGGTTCTGGGAATATCCCCTCCAGCATATCAAAAGATGTATTGTTTTTGCCCGAAAATTTCCCTGCAAAAACATCTTATCGAGACTTATATGGGATATTAAATATGAAATATGTTCCATATAATAATGCTATGAATACATTCTACAATAATGTATGTGTAAGGGAGATGAATGTAGATACATCTTCATGGTCAAGTTTAAATAATGCTTTCAGAGCTTGTTATTTCCTGACTAAAATAAATGAAGGGAATATAGTAGATTGTTCAGGTATGGCTAAATATGGGAATTTTTTAAATACTTTTTATGGGTGTTCATCTTTAGAAGAAGTAAGCCTTATAAACATTCCTGAAAGGACTCTAGATTGTAGTAGTATATTTTCTTTAGCTCCTAATATTATTCCTGATAAAATGAAGAAAATTACATTTTCCCCTAAAGTAAAGGTTTCTCGGATAGTATTAGGATTTAATGGGAGAAATTCATTGCAAACAATTGTCGGGGAATTAGATTTTTCAGAATGTGAACCAAACCAACAACAGAATTCCTTTAATGGATGTACTTCTCTTATAGAAGTCCGATTTACACCTGAAAGCATAAAACAAAATTTGGCTTTTACACAATCATCTCAATTAAGTGATGAATCCATACAAAGCATACTCGACGGATTGGCAACTGTTTCATCAACACAAACATTAGCCTTGAATTCGGCAGTATATGCAAAATTGACGGAAGAACAAAAACAGTCGGCAACAGATAAAGGTTGGACAATAACTGGTTAATTATGACAGAGTTAAAAGCAAGAAAAGGTTATGTATATACCGACAAAAACAAAACATTTTTTGCCGATACTATTGTATTAGGGAAATATGACAAGAAAGAGAATTATCGGCAAATGAAAATAGAAGGTAATGAAGAACTAATAGAAAATTATAAAAATGGTAAGGCAAGTATTATCGGATGAATCCCTAAACGATAGAGGATTTAGGGTAATGAATAAGTCTATAAAGTGGGACAGATATTTAAAAAATCCCGTTCTTGTAGAACAACATATGTCATGGGAACCGCCTATCGGCAGGATAGATGATATAAAACTCGAAAATGACGCATGGACAGGGGTTTTGGTATTCGCTTCTACCGAAAAAGGCAAGATGTATGAGAAATTATACAATGAAGGCTGTATAAGAGCCGTATCTATTGGCGGGAATGCAGTAATAGTAGAGAATGAGAGGGGAGAGAAAAAAACAAAGTCTTTTGATGTTTTTGAAGTCTCTTTAGTTACTATTCCTTCAAATGCTAATGCAGTAAAACATGAATTGGGTCATATCCCAGTGGAATATAAATTATATTGTGATAAAAAGGAATTTATTACTTTAAGTTCTAATTTTGAAGAATTAAATAATATGGAAGAAGAAAAAGAAAAAAAGGAAGAATTGGAGGCTAAGCCCGAAGTTCAAGAAGTCCAAGAGCCAGAAGCTCCAAAAGAAGAGCTTAAGGCTGAGGAAACAAAAAACACAGTCCTCTCGGCTTTGAAAGATTTGTTAGGTCTGAATTCAAAGAAGAAATTAGAAGATGATGATGAAGATGAAAAAGAAGAAGACAAAGACATTAAAGAAGACGAAGAAGAGGACAAGAAGGAAGTAGAGGACACCAAAGCTAAAGACGAAAAGGAAAAATTGGAGTCTGAGGATTTGAAAAAGAAATTGCCTGGAAAAGTAGCGGAAAGATTGCAGGCAAACCCTGAAGCAAGAATTTTTAAAGAAAATACACAACAACCTAAAATTATGACAGAATACAAGACTTTACATTCTTATCTTTCTTCTCAGGAAGGGAAGGATAAGATGGGTATGATGGCATTAGGATCTGACTTGAAATATGCTCATGAGCACAAGCCTATCCCAGTTCATGACTTGCTGGATTCTTACAAAGAATTGGCGTCTATTTTGAAAAACGACCGTGACTTTATGAGCTCTTTCGGTCAGTTCAATTTATGTTTTGAGAGCAAAGCTCCTATGCCTACCGGACAATTTCTCGATACTGTTCTTGCAGCAGGAGATAATACCTATAATTCCCTAAGTACTCCTGATTTGGTGGCTGTACAATGGTTGGCAATGTATTATAGAATGCTTTTCCCTATTAATACATTTGCAGACAGAATCCCGCGTATCAGTTCGGATTCGGCAGGTACTATTCATCCTGAAATAAACATGAAGCCTAACGTTTATTTTGATACACTTGTTCCGAAAAACAAAGCAGAAGAATATTTGTATGATGACAATGCAATTGCTATTCCTACTTACGCATTCTCTCTAAATGCTATTGCTTGGCAGCCAGGCGATGACAACTTATTGAGATACGATAAGAGAGGCACAGGTATGTCTGAAGCCTTAAGAGTAGTAGCGAATGCTCAACACAATTATATTATTCAGGTTCTGGCGAATTCAGTAAAAGAAGGTACATTTGTTCCAATGACAGGTGCAAATTCTTTTGCATCAGCCGGAATGTTCCCAGCAAATGCTGCAGCTGCAGGAAATTTGAAAGAATTCACAGTAGCTGACTTGTTAATCCTTCGTATGAAGTTTATTCAGGCTAATTTCAATCTCGATATTGAACGTCCGGAGATAGTAATGGATGCTATTTATGCAAACCAGCTACAATCTAATGATACTTTTGTTAATGCGTTGAACTTGCCGACTGAGAATATCGGTCCAATGCAGATGATGGCATATGGTATGAACATTACACAACGTTCTATATGTGGAGTATATGATACAGCTACAAATAAAGTAGTAGACCCGAAATTATATGGTGTACCTTTGACTACCCATAAAATACCAAGTTCTTATACTCCTCCGTCATTAGCAGCTACTGCATATGGATGTATTATAGGTTTCTTGCCTTCTCAATTCCTTATTGGCATAGGTCGTACAAATGTATTCGTAAAACAAGAACCTACCCTTTGGGCATGGGAAATGTCTATGGATACTCGTATGGGAGCCGGTGCAGCTCGTAAAGACGGAGTAGGAATCTATGGCGTAGCTCCAACGGTAGCAGGTGCATAATATAAAATAATAAGCAGGGGGCAAAATCCCCTGCTTGACTTACCAACACACAAAATAAACAATAAACAATATGGAACTTACTAATTATCAAGAGTCTTTCTTTCAATATTTATATGCTTTAGTAAAAGAACACAAAATAGCATATGTATGTGAAAACGGAAAAGTGTTTTTAGCTATTCAGGATGCTAAGCATGAAGAATACGATTACATGGAAAGAAAGCATTATAAATTGTTATGGGCAGAAGTAAATATAGATAATGTACCTTTAAATAATGAAGAATTGAAAACGTTGCTCGAAGGATTCAAGCCAGAAGAACAGCCGAAAGAAGGAATCATAAAAAAGAGTACATTAAATGTAGATGAATCTGTTATTAACGAATTTAACGCGTTGAAAGAAGCTCGAAAAAATTCTGAAAAGAAAACAAAAGGTAGACCACCTAAAGAACAATAATTATGGCAACAACAGGAATACATATTTCATTAAAAGATACGTCTATTGGGAGTAACCAAGTAGACGAATCTATTTCTTGTTTGGTTGTTGATGTGGCAGGTGCGGAATCTAATTTGCCTGAAGACTTAGAGTTAAACACCCCTTATATGATAACTTCGTTATCAGCAGCAGAGGGGTTAGGTATAACTTCAGAATGGGCGGAAGGTAACGGAGCGAAGACTATGCTATACCAACACATCAGCGAGTTTTACGGTGCAGCTTCAGCAGGGACTAAGTTATGGATTGTCCTCGTTCAAACGACGGCAAGCATAAACTTCTCTACTGCAAGTTTCTATACAGCATTACAGCCGGTAATATTCAAGACTATCTCAGGGAGTTATAAGAACAGACCTCGTGCAATAGGATTCTGCCAATCTAAAGGGACATTGCCCGCTCCTGAATATGGTGAAGGCGTGAACAATGAGACAGACCAAGAAGCACTCAATCAGATACAGACATTCTTGACTAACATGTTTGAATTGGGCATCAGAATGGTTGGTGTATTTGACGGAGCGTATATCAAGCAGGGGACTTTCAGCAGCGCAACAGAGATAGCGAAACTTATGGATTGCTCGGCTATGAGTTATCCGAGTGTAGCATATTGTGTTACCGGTTCTTCTCCTAACGGATTGTCTTCTGTAGGGCGTGTATTGGGAGTAAGAGCCAGCCGGAGTATAGCTGCATCTATCGGGAATGTAGCTTTGGGCTCTGTAGCTACGGAAGAATATTTTACGGATAGTGATTTGGCTTCTGTATCCAGCAATCCAAAAACTGGGACACCCGTAAACGGATATGACGTCACTCTCGCGAATCTGGTAGCCCCATTAGGATATATATTTACCCGTAACAGGTTAGGTATAGAGGGGTTATATTACAACGACGGGGCGACATGCAACGCCACTACTATGGCATTAAACAAGATAGAAAGAGTTGCTGTCGGCAATGCAGTTTGCGATGATGCCCAACAGTTCCTTACCTATTATATCAACCAGAATATCCCTTGTGATTCTTCAGGTCAGATATTACAGGCTTTTAAGAGTTCAGCTATATCACAATTTACAGCCCAATATATCACTCCGAGAATAAACGCTGGGCAAGCTGGGGCGATAGATTTCGACTTCAAGGCTAAGGATGATAATTACATACAATCCGAAGCTTTGGAAGTGACTATAAGTATAGTACCGAACCCTGCAATGCGTGAAGCCTTTGTAACAACATTCTTTGTAACTTCAATTTCTTAAAATTATGGCAGACCAATCGGGACTAATAATATCAAGTGCTGACGTCCAAGTTTGGGTAAACTTAGGAAATGGAGCAATTATACAATTGTTCACAGCGCAGAATTTTTCGGGAAGTATAGAAAAGTCGGTAAATGAGATTTATGCAATAAGTTCTGAAACTCCTATTTCCGTAAAAGGTATAAACAAAGCCTATTCAGGTTCTTTTGTTATACAATCAGGAGAATGGAACAGGTTAATAAACAGTTATAACGGGATAGCAACTACGTTGAGACCGTCATTAACTGATATTCCTGAAGGGCTTACCGTTACTATCATGTTCAGCAACAGGGCGGATTTAACCCCGACTGATACGACTTTGACCTATACAGGAGCACAATTTAGCAATGATTCTTTCGAGGTCAATGCTAATGACCCTCAGACTTTAGTAACCTTGAATTTCAGGGCAACAGAACTTACAAGACAAGTTACACCAATAGCTATTTAATCAGATAGGGGATTATTCCCCTATCTCCTTTTCACATTTAAAACTATCAACACATGAGCACATTTAAAGTTTCAAATTTCACATTTATAGAAAAATTACCGGACAAAAAAGGTATATTTGAGGAAATAGAAGTAACAGAAGATGTAGAATTAAGACATGCAGAGCGTACACGTTTGGAAGATTCAATTTTCATTACTTCTTTGTTGGATAATTCGGATACGACGACAGAGAGAAAGATAAACGACGCAATAAAATACGTTAATATATTTGTCGTTGACAAGACTTTAGCAAAAAGGATTTCAAGTGACGGGATTGCATGTCTGTCTCTGTTCTCTTCAGAACAAGTACAGGAGGATTTGATAAATTTTATCAATCGGGCAGGGAAAACCCTAAATATGCAGATGCCCGAGCAGAAATAGAATATAAATTAACACAATATAGCAAGACAGACCCCCTTTTGATAAAAAAAGCTCTTGTTTCTCATTTTTTCCATATTCCGATTAATAAAATTACAAAATCATTAACTTTGGAAGAAATAGAAAAATACCATTGTCTTGCTTTATGGATAATGGATAACGTGAATTTCGCACCATTTAAAATTGACAAAAAGAAATAATCTATGCCTAATATCTATCAAATAGAGCTTAATCTAAAGGGAGACCTAAATGCCAAACTGGACGATGCTATAAAGAAAGCCCAGAACTTAAAAAGTATAACAAACAATATAGGCGGTAGGGGAGGTAGCTTTAATAATCCGGCAGGAGGGAGAAGATATAACCCTTATCCACATATCCCAGAAGAACGCATGAATTTATGGCGGAGGATGAATTATGCTGCATATCGTTCTCCGTTTGCGAATAATCGCTATTTACTAAGGAATATAGATAGATATTATCAGGCAAGACAAAGATTTTCAAATAATTTTATTGCAAATTCATTTACTTACTCAGGTTGGCAAAGGAATTTAGGGAACTTTGCTAACCTGATAGGTTCTGTAGGTAAAGCTGCATTACAGGCTATTCCGGCATTAAAATCTGTCATTGGGGTGTTAGGTGGAATTGTCGGGTTAAAAGCGGTGTCGATAGCCGGAGGCGGGTTGTTGTACCGTTGGGGTAGAAATAATCTCATGAGCGAACAAACCTCACAAGCGATATCAAATGTCTCGCAATATAACATGGCAAGATTAGCACAAGGGAGCGGATATAATGAGATGTTCCGTAATGCTACAGACATTGTTACGCAAACAGGAAGTTCCAGAGCCGGATTAGTATCTTTGATGAATACAATTACGGGATTAACTGTAGGAGATACAAAATTATCGTCAAGAGATGCCCAATGGTTCGGACAATTAGCAGCTAAGATTTCTGCTGTTTCAGGCAGAGATTTGCAGATAGTCGGGTTGAACTTACAACAATTACTTACTACTTGGCAAGGTATAGACATGAAAGAACTTTTCAAGTCAGTGCCTTTAATCGAGAAGTATGTTTTTGACCTTAGAGCGCAATCAAAGAATAAAGGAGAAGATATATATTCGTTTATTAGAGAAAATCCCCAAGCTCTAATAAAGGCATTTGAAAGATTTATAGGGCAATTTGAATTGCCGAGAGCGGGGGTATTGAAAGGTCGTGTTCAATTATCTGAAGAAAATTTAGAGGCTGATAAATTAGAGTATTTAGAAGACTTTTATGAAGATATAGCAAACACAAGTATACATATAAACGAATCATTATCTAAGCTGTACAAGACATTCGGTGAGGGGTATGATGGTTCAATATTTCAAAAGGCTATATCCGCTTTCGATTCCTTTATTTCTGGTATTATAGACGTAGGAAATAAAATAATAAACTGGATAAATGAACATCCTACTATTAGCTCTTTTATAGGAGGATTTGGGTCAGGCGCATTATTGGGTTCATCTGCTGGACCGATAGGGTCTGTTGTCGGTGGACTTGCATCAGGGACTACTGCTGCATTGTGGTCTAAGGTGCCAGAATATAATTTGACGAAAGAGCAAGCGATTAATAAGCTAAAAGGCACAATTCTTAGGACGAATTATTTATATAGAGAGCCTTCAGATGATAAATTATATAAGTCCGGTTATTTAACATCAGCTGTAAAAGATATAAAATTAAGTGCTGATGATATAGAAAACCTTTTCAATAATCTTAATAATTTAGGGACAAAGGAGGCAAAAGATTTAATAAAGAGATTAAGATATTATACCCCTGATTTGACAGCGTTATCACGGGCATTTGAATTAACTTCAAAAGAGTTTATTCCTGCTCCTACAGTATCTCCAGTTAAAGATGAGACGGGTCGTATGAAAGATTTATCAAAGGGAAGTAAATCTCTGATTATAAATTTCAACAAGTCCATAGTAGACATGGACAACCACATAAATACTACCGACCCGTCAACAATAATGAGGGAAATAGAGGATTATGTGACACAGGCAATAGCGAGAGGTCTAAATATAGCGTTTAACCAAGCAACACCGTTAACATGACAAAAGAGAATGATTATAAAACGAGTTCAGGGTCTGAATTACAAGATAAATTCAGAAATACCGTATCTATTCCACAAAACATAAGGGGAGAGCTTGCAAAAGCGGGGGATACGATAAGAGATGCGGAGCAAGCAGCAGCTACAGCATTAGCCCTTACGTTTTCTTCCGTAGGAATCGTAAAATCAGTGATACCGATATCATCTGAAGGAGGTTATATCAACGGGATAGGGAATAAGGTTAAGAGTTCATTGATAAACCAAAAAACCAGATATTCCGCTTCAAGCGCGAACGCGAAAGGCAATCTTATTTCCGTGACAAATGAGAATGACTATATTTTCAGGATAAGCGATTATTATTTGCCGTTATCTTACAGCTTATCTATAAACGCATCAAAAAATATTGTCAAAAGCCAATTGGTAGACGGGTCAGCGATATATGAAATGACTTCATACAACCCCGCGGAGATAATATTAAGAATAAAACTTGAAAGGAAGCCTATAACCGACAATGGGAGGTATGACCCTATGTCTTTCCGGCAGAATCAAGGCGCAATGGCTGGCGATATAGTCAAATTTGCGACAGTTATAAATGATTTGTATAAAAACAAATCGGTATTCGCCATATATAATAATTTCACAAATAAAGAGGTAGGGATACAGTTCGTCGTATTGGCGAGATATGCCATAGACCCACAAGAAGGGTCTACAGTTACCAATATTACCCTTAATTTGCTTGAGGTAGATTTAACGCGTCAAACATTATTTGTAGAAAAACAATGAAATGTTATTGTAATTTTTTCAGGTGTGGTAATGAAGTCTGGATAGAAGGGAAAAAGATATTGAACTTTGTTTCTTTCGTATCCGAAAACACCGTTATGAAGCTGGCGGAAACAGCGGAAATAACGTTGCCTTTTTATTCTATTGCCTATTTGAAAGGAGATGAAATAATTACTGGTTCTAAAATTGATGTAGAAGGGCTTAATATAAAAATAGGGGCTCATATACAAGTATATGCCTATTACCATAATATCAATTACGGGGAACAGGTAACCATAAATTTCGAGAATGACCCAGAAGCGGGGAAAATGCTCGTATTTGACGGGTTTATAAAGAAAATAAAATCAGGGTTCCCGACTACTCTTGTATGTGAGGACAAATGTTTTATTTTGAGATTTGGAGTCGTAAATAAGGATTGGACACAAGAGACCTCGATATATGAAGGGTTGAAAGTCTGTTGCGATGTAGGGAATGAGGCATTCAAGAAATACCGTTCGGATAACAATCTTACAGGGGATTATGAAGAAATTTCCGTAGCCGATTATACCGCTACTTCGACATTCAACGAAAAATTATGGCAGGGAGTCAGCCCCTTTGAAGCAGCACAGATGTTAATGCGTAAATTCGGCATTTATACGGGCATTGACCCAGAAGGGAAATTATTTATGGGAACGGGATTAAAATACACCCAGAAAAAAACCATAAAATTAGACACTTCTGTAAATGTAATAGAGCGAGATGTATCTCCTAAAAACGGGAAATTCGAGAATTATTATGTTACGGTAAACGGCTATGTAAACGGCAAGCGTACGACAATAAATGTAGGGAATAAAGGTAATGGCAGACCTATCCGATTGAATTGCAGTTCTATACAGACACAAGAAGGGTTGGAAGAATTCGCAAATAATGCGTATCAAGGATTAAAGGGGGAATATAATAGCGGGACAATAACGACGTTGCTATATCCTCGCATAGATTTGTTCGACTATGTAAATTTCACTGACACATTATTCCCTGAAAACAGTGCGAATCTGTATGTATTAGGGATAAGAAGGGAATTCAACGAAAACGGATATCATGTTTCATCAAAATTGACAAATGAAGAATGGATGTTTTAAGTTATAGGAAAAGCTCCAAGTTCGATTCTGCAATGCAGGAATTAGGGGACAATTTAAGGAGCGTGTTGAAAAGCTATTCTTCAGTATCTTTAGTATATGGTGAAGTTACTGGAGTAAATATGGAAGAGCTGACATTTGATGTCGTGTCGGACGATGATAACCAAATGTTCAATATCCCTCTTTCCATTATCCCCCATGATTCTACTTCCGTGATACAAATTCCAGAAATAGGCAGCAATTGCGTATTGGGGTTCGTGCAAGGGGATTCTTCCCTATCTTTCCCTATAAAGTTCTCTAAAGTGCAGTCAGTATCTGTACAGTTCGAGATGTTAGAAGATAGCCAAAAGCAGCTCCTTACAATGGATAAGGACGGTATAACATATACAAATACGACTGACAACGCGAAATTAGATATAAAAGTAGGGGAAACTTCAATAGAGATGCAGGACAAAATAGTCAAGGTAAATGGCGGGGAGAGTCCCATGATATATATCGAGAAGTTGGAAGCGAAGTTGAACGATTTTGTAAAAGCATTCAATAGCCATACGCATACCATACCAACAATAACGACATCTGTTCAGGTGGATACAACCTCTGGAAAGGGATTTGGAGAAGCTTCTAATGTAGGAGTCCCCGCACCGAGTTCGAAGGCAAAAGATTTCAATCAGGAAGATTTTCAGGACGAAACGTTTACACATTAAATTTTTAATTATTATATTAGGGGTGAAATTTCTGTTATATGCAAGATTTTAAATTTGATATAGAAAATAATGATATCGTATTTGATACGGATATGGTTATTATAGATTCATGTAGCGTACAGAATGGAACATTAATCTTCATGAAAAGCGTAGCCAGCATAGATAATCCAAGTATCGGAGTAGGGTTTCAGGAAGTCGCTATAAACGTGAATCAGAACGAAGCTACAGAATTAGCTACACGAGCCGAGAATCAAATATTAAATGACGGTGGGCGTATAGCAGAAATTTCCGTACAAGAGACAGAGGAATCTGGAGTATATGAGTATGAGTTGCAAGTAGTATATAATTCAGAATACAAGCAATATGGCATACAAAGTTAAATATGGAGATACTATTTTTGATGTTTTGTTGAACGTTTGCGGGGATTATTCGCAGATAGACGAAATATTATCCTTAAACGGGCTGTTGTCTTATACTCCACAACTGACAGTAGGTCAAGAATTGGATGTAGAAGGGCTTCAAACTTCAAACAATGCCACATTGATAAGAGCATCTGAATTCCCGTATAATTCAAATCTTTTATCGGATGAAGAATTTGAAAGGCAATTGGAACAGATATTAGATTCGATAGAAGGCGGATATTATTTGGAAGTGCAACCGTCATTTATTACGGTTAGTCAAAATGGGGACAATCAATATGTAAATATATATACAAACTCAACTTTTAATGTTTTATAATTATGGAAATATCAAAAGGGCATGTAATATTAGACCCGTCATCAGGTAGTGGGGATACCCAATTAACCCTAAAAGCAGAATCGGCAAATGTAGGTAACCGTGAAATAGTAAAAACAGTTTTTACTATTAAAGCTGCTGGAGTTTCCCCAAACAAAACGGTAACAGCAAATTTAGCTGCTGCACCAGAATTTATCACTTTAGAACAATCAGGTACAGGAGTAACAGTTCCTGCCAAAGCTGGTAGCTTTACAATAACAGGAGTATCTAACAGCCCTAAGTTAGAGTTCGGTGTAGAGGGTGGTGATATTGTTGAAGAAGACTTAGGAGACAAACAATTTACAGCAGACGGGAGTATAACTGCAACTAATGGTGTTGCAATCTCCGGAGACCCAGGGGCTGACCACAAGTACGAATTCTCAATAGAGATTAATTATGTGTTGAATGATACTGTAGATTCAAGAACACAGGTATTTACTATCCAAGGTTCATCCGAATCTGTAAAACAGACATTAACGATTACACAGAGTGCAGGAGCTGCAAGATTGGAAGTTTCCCCAGCAGAGATTACAGTTCCACAAGACGGTTCGGTAGTCAATGTACAAGTTACAACCAACACGACATTTACTGTATCTTAACATTATGTTTGTCCCTCTCATGTGTGCAAAAATATGTTAATTCATGGGGGGGGCAATTTAAAGTTTTGTATATATGGCTATAATTAGAAAACAAAAAAAGTGGTCTGACGGTATAGGATATTTTTATGTAGCCTATGACCCTGAAAAAAAATCTCAAAGAGTAGAGATTACTTCAGATATAAATGCTACATTTGAGCAAAGAGACCAAGAAGTAATATTCCAAACTACTGTAGGAGATAAACAAGATACCTTATATTTGGTTCAAAAAGCCGAAAATTGCAAAGTAGCTTATTATCATTCTACGGGGATGGGAGATATAAGGGCGGTATATAGCAAGAACGGGAAAGAAGTATTAGGAGTATTTAAATCTTAAATATATGGCAGTACAATATGTAGACATAACATCATTATCAGAATATACAGAGAGCGATTTAAATGGGAATGAGCCTATACAAGTCTCCGCCTCTGCATTTACAACGGTAAATGCTATAAATGAATTCGGGGAAACAAAATTCGGGGGTAGACCTACTATGTTGGAAATGCCTAACTCATTTATAAATCTTACTAATGGTTCTTCTTCAGCAGCTATATCCAATGTAATTAATTCTGTCTCTTCTGGATGGACTGATTTTGTATCTAAAGTAAGCTCGGCTAATATTGTATATAGTCGTACAAATTTAGCAGCATTAAACAATTACAGAATATTTGTAGCGACAATAACGTCCAACTTGACAAATACAGTTAGTTTTGTCGATGTGTCTAATAACACTATTACGTTAAGAATTATTACATATAATTCGTCAAATAGTACCTATACTTTCAAATTGACGAATTATAATGTAGATACTATTAAAAATAGTATACCGACAGGCTCATTTAAATATCAAACCTATAATGTTTTCGACTATCCAAAGCCAGGCGATTATATATTAGGAGTTTATTCGGCTACTACGTCCGTAATTAATTTAAAGGCTTCAGATTTTTTGATAGACAATAACCATACATGTAAAATAGCAGTACCCTACAATACTACAAAAGTACAAGTTGTGACGGATAACGGTATTCCCCCGTTAATGACAGATTTGGCATTTAAGCCTTCTAATTTCGGTGGAAATACCAACGATAGGATAGTTTATACTATTACGGCTTTTGCGTCACATAACAATCCGTCAGCAAGACAAATTTGGTTTTTTATAGATGCAGAGTTATATAGATTAAGAACGGAGTAATTATGGAAGATTTAAGACAACAAATAATAATAGCTATACAGTCTTTATTCCAGAACGTAAACACTTCTGCTTCTGCTATATGGATGCGTCTTGTAGACGCTCTTTCTACTATATTCAATATAGTAGCCAATGAGATACTATTTTCAGAAGATAATATAGCCAATACAGCTCGGAGTTTAAGAGTAACACGTAAAGATTATTATCTGGATAAGGCTTTATATTTCCAATATGGGGATAATCTGGTAATTTTGGATAATGATACTAAAGAAATGGGGTATAATCCTATAAATGAGAATAACAGGATTATAAAGCAGGCTACAGTATCTACGTCTGAAGGAGGTATAATATTAAATGTAGCTACTACCGACAATACAGGCAATCTAACTCCTTTGAGTTCAGACCAGCTTACGGCATTCAAAGATTACTACGAAAATTTTATACCATTGGGATTCAATCTATTCATACAGAGCCGAGAACCGGATATATTAACATTCCCTGAAGGTATGACAGTGTATTACAGTGCCGGCAATTCTCTTGCTCAGGTGAAAAATGATATAGAATCCATGAAAACGACTATACAACAGAATATAGTGTTAGGCGCTCCATTGTTCATAAACGATTTAGAAAAATCCTTCCAAGAAGTATCAGGAGTTGAAGCAGCATATATCCCTGACGTTGTTTCTACAAATGGTTCACTGACATATAATGCGGAAAATGGAAGGATAAAATTAGTATCAGGATATTTTAATTTTGCGGAGGATTTAAATATTAGCTATGTTCCCGTTTAGAGAAATAAATATACCTAAACTTATTTACCAGATAAACAGACCTAATTATATGGTAAATAATGAATATAGGTTGAACAACTTCTATAAGCTGTTGTTATGTTTGTTATATCCTTTTATCTTACTATGGAACGAATATAATACAAAAAGGCAACGGGCATATAAAATCGCTGCCTGCCAATATGGGAAGCAACAAGTAATAGATATTCTTAATGACCTATACGACCCTGACGGGAGGCATATAGAGGCTATAAATGTCACTTCAAATAAAGTATATCTATATCCTTCAGATTATGAAGCTGGCGAAAAAGTATATTGGAGCGATAAAGACTATACGACTGGGGGAAAGTCATATTTATATACTTCATCTTTGACAACAGGAGTAATTATAAATTACCCGTCTTATTTAGAAGAAAATAAAGATACATTTTCAGAATTTACTCAAACTGTAGATTCATTAATAATATGGGGGATAAAATATAAACTAAAATCAGTACAATATGCTCAAAGACACAATATTATCATATATAAACGATGATGGCAATCTTGTTTATATAAATGACTTAGTAAGCGCATTTGATAACTGGCAAAGCGCATTAGGGATATTTTTAGGGGCAAGTAATTACAAATTCATTGATATTAGTATGTCTAATGAGATGGATTCGGCTACTTTTACTTCTGGGACTACCCAGCTTATATTTAAAACCTCTTCATCTCTACCGTCATTAGCTACAGGGACTATAATAATTGCGACCTGCAATAAAACATTTACTGTTACAGAACAAAATAGAGCGACTGTATATGTATGGTTAAGCGATGTAGAACAACGTTCGTCAGAAACAGGGCAAGAATATACAGCTATAAAAAGAGCATTATTTAGCAATACTAAACCTACAGGAATATCCGAAGTGGCTACAATCGACTTAACATGGGCTGTAGGTATGGACGGGTATTCATTCTATCACACATACGATTGGCGGGCTAATCTGGTATTACCGTCAAGTATAGGTTTATCAGACATAGCAAATGGGGCTGTAGGAACCCTAAAGATAGCGAACGGAGCCGTCACCTCCGAAAAGATAGCTGACGGTACTATTTCGACTCCAGATATAGCGAACGGAGCCGTCACCTCGGCTAAAATAGGGGATTATCAAGTAACAGAACGGAACATTGGATTAGGCTCAATATCTAATGACGCACTACAATCCGGTTCAGTATCAAATGAAAAAATTATAGATTATAGCATAGACTCCTCGAAAATTGCTGCACTTGCCGTTACTGATGATAAACTTAACCTGACTCCTTATTTCTTAGGCGAATATGCAATATACGCAAATTCATCCCAATTAGAGAAAACTAATGAGGAGATAAATAATAAAACATTATTTGAAACGCCAAATATTCCTAATAGCGGGACATTTGGAGGCTCAAATAATCCACAAATGTCTTTAAATTTTACTGGAGCAAAAATACAATCAGTAATAGTAAGCGCATATAATTTAAATGATAGTAATACCCAAATATTTCCTAAAGTTCAATATAATTATGGGACTAATTCTGTTACAATTTTTGCAGATAGTATATCACAACCTTATAATGTTATATTTAATGTGATTGTATTTTTAATGAAATAATATTATGGAGAATCAGGCGGGAGGATTTCAGGGATTTTTAGGGAGTTTATTTGCTGTAGTAATAAGCTACATAGCCCCTATATATGATTATGTTATAATTATCGCTTATATATTCTTGATAAACTTTATAATAGGATTGATAGAAGATATCATTGTAAAACAGAAAACGTTTAAATGCAAAAAGTTTTACTTCTGCTTATGTGAGATGTTAGTGTTTTATCTTTTAGTAGGGAGCGTTTATTTTATAGGTAATAAATTCCATAATAAAGAAATGGCGTTACAGTGCATATCGGCAATTGTAGCAATCTTCACGTATTTTTATTCATTGAACATACTGACTAACATAAAATCATTGCTTCCGAATAATAGGGCAATATCTTTTATATATTATATAGTAAGCTTTGAGATAGTAAAGAAAATACCATATTTTAAAGAATTTGAAACACATGAAGCATCTGAATCAAATAGGAGCAAAGGGGCTTAACCTTATAAAGGAATTTGAGGGGTTAAGACTGGTTGCATATAAGTGTCCAGCCGGAGTATGGACTATCGGGTACGGGCATACATATAATGTAAAAGAAGGCGATGTAATAACAGAGGCTAAAGCAACGGAATTTCTTTTAGATGATATTTCTAATGCCGTAGATATAGTATCCGGCTCAACTATGGATGTGGAATTGACACAAAACCAGTTTGACGCATTAGTCTCTTTTACTTATAATGTCGGGGTGAAGAACTTTTCGGATTCTACACTTTTGCGTAAAGTGAAATTAAATCCGAATGACCCTACTATCGCTAATGAGTTCAAGAAATGGATATATGCAGGGAAAGAAGTGCTTTCAGGACTTGTAAGGAGAAGGAAGGCAGAATCTGAATTATATTTTAAGAAATGAGAAAATTTGGGGTGTTATTGGTTCTCTCGCTCTTTCTGTCCTTTGCTTGTGGCTATGTCATAGGCAGACATGCCAATACACCCCAAATAGAGGCTCATACAGACACTTTCGTGATAACGAAAGTAGATACTATCATTGACACGCTTTTGATTCCAAAATACATCAAAATAAAGGAGACTATCAGGGACACGTTGTATGTTCCTGAACTTTCTAAGCCGGCAGAAGTAGAAATACCGATATCTGAATACTGTTTTGAAGATTCTACATATTCAATATGTATGACCGGATATAAGGTAGAGGCTAAAAAGATAGAGGTTTATTCACCGGTGAAGTATTTAACTGTAACGAAAACAGAGACGCATGTCAAAAAAGAAAAAAGCCACTTCAGCTTAGGATTGCAAGCAGGATTTGGCTATGCTATAGCCTGCAACAAGTTTTCTCCGTATTTGGGATTTGGGGCACAATGGAATTTCTTAACATTTTAGTGTGTTGGTAGTATAGAGGATATATTCTCTTACTATTAAAAAAGGCTGGTTCTCTTTTGAGTTCCAGCCTTTAAAACATTATTTAATATGAAAAAAATTAGTGAGTACCTATTTTTACAAACGAGTACGGGCTACATATGAATAATAATAACACTATGCAAATATATAAAATATCCCCAAATTTCACAACTTGGGGATATAGATTGCCATTTTACTTTTCCGAAATGCTGTACTTTGTTGATATGTACAAATATAAAAATCCCGTCTATTTTCACAAACAAACGGGGTAAAAATAATAATAATAATGTTTAACTAAAACTAAGTTTGTCGGACTGTATTAAAAAGAATAAGTATTTATCTCTTATTTTCCTTGTTATTTTAACCATTAAATCTGCCGTGGTATCGTCAAATTGGGCGAAGTTATCATTTATATAATCATATATCTTTTGCAATTCCGATATAGTATCCTTTATCATCATATCCAAAGAAGGGATAAATTTAATAGGCTCTATAAATGAAAATTTTAAATATTGTTCAAAATTATAAGGCGGTATACCTCCGGTTACCACAGTGCTTTCTGCTATTTCGTCTACAAAATCAATGAGCTTTTCATTTATTTCGTCAAAATAAGGGTGATAAGTCATAAAGTCGTGACCTACCATAGTCCAATGTCGGGCTTTTATATTTTCCGCACATATTTTTAATGATGCTTGTATAATATTTAAAATTTCCTCTGTTTCCATAATGTTTATTTTTAGAATGGACAATCAGGCTCATTATTATTGGTTTGATATTGCGGTGTCTGTTGTTTATTTGTCTTTATTTCGACTCCTTTTCCGCAATATATTTTAGGCTGGTTTGCTAATCTCTCTTCCTGAGATTGATTTATGTAAACGGTAATATCACTCCCATATGGGTCGGGTTGTTTGCGTTTACATGCACATATTTTGACTACATTAGCCTCATTCCCGTTTTTACGTAAAAAGTTTTTTATTTTATCAGCGGGAATTTGATTTAAGTCTATTTCTAATACTACCATTTCCATATAGCAAATATATTAAATTTTATAATTCAACGTATATTTCTTCTGATTTTTCTTCTTTATCAGAAGAATATAATTCTGCTAACTCTTTTAGATTATCTGGGCTTATAATAAATAAGCATCCTTGTTTGTTCTTTTCCTTTATTGCCACCAGAGGTATTTTCCCCTCTTTCTTGGCTTTTTTAGAAGTATCATCGAATAATCTCCATATTGAGAATGATTCCCTTAGTTTACATTCTATATAAATATCAGGGTGCATAGAGTCCGAGTGTGTATTATGTCCTGAATTGCTACCGGAAAGTGGAACTCTTTTAGTTCCAAAAAGGGCTGCTACTGCCGCCTCAAATCTTTGCCATGTTCTTTTGCTTGTTGCCATGTTATTTTATTTTGAATAAATCTACTCTGTCACATAGAAATACAGTATCATTTCCAATATGTGTATTATCTATGATTTTTTGATAATGTTCTTTATGTTTAGATATATATCTTTGTGGACAAGGAATCCATTTGTATCCTCTGTAGTTTTTGAAACAGTCGACTATTGCAAGTTGAGGTCTATTGTTGTAAACTATATATTTCCATGAAGATTTTTTTATAAGTTTCCAAATGATGTTTTTATTGTTTCTTAAAATAGGATATATCTGTTCTATAAATAAATCGGTTAAATCGGAATCATCTATATTATTATTAAATGTATCATCATACACAAACCTAATATAAATTGGTTCCGGTTTTATTTTTTCTGCAAAATAAGATAAGGGATAAACCGTATAGGATAGATGTTCAATGTATTCTACCAGCCCGTGACAATTTAAAAACAGTCCTAATTCTTTATCATATCTTATTCTGAAATCAAAATATCTTACCCCATGTTCAAACTGTTCCTCTATACTTAATTTCTGGCATTTTGACGTAAAGTTAATTAGTCTCATCCACCATTTGCGAGGTTTCATATATGTGTTTGCGTTGTGCGCTCCGAGTATCTTTTTCATTTGCTTTTGTTTTTTAATATTACTTCATCTTCAAAAGGACAAAATTGGGATTTTTCCCAATATTCGTAGTATTTCCCAATTGGATGTTCTGGTTTATCAGAATTGACTACAGTTCCCTTTAAATAATCACCATTTTCTAAGGCTATAATAATAATATTTAAATCTGGATTAAACGCTAAAACAGGGAATTCTTCCCAAGAGATGTCCGCGTGATTTATTCTTGCCTGTATCATTTTCTTATATTTTTATTCGTTTGACAATATTACTTTATCTTGAAAAATAGTGAAATTAGACGCAATCCAACCTCTGCTATAATGTCCAATTTTATACGAATTGCTGTTTGAAAAACATACTGTTCCATGTAAATATTCTTCTATTTTAGTGGCGATTAAAATAATAGATTTATCTTCGTTTGCATATAGTGAATATTCAAAATCTTTTGCTTGTCCTATTATTCCTGATTTCATAATAAATTATTTTTTATCTTTAAATTCGTTCCACCTTCTGGCTATTTCTTCGCCAAATTTTGACGCATCATCAAAAGTTTCTATAAAATCAACAAACAAATCATTGCTAAATAATTTTATCCTTGCTATTGGGATATTAATTCCGTCATCTGATTCTAAACACAAATCTATCCTTCCCCTATTTTTTGATGGGACGCAATGCATTCTTACTTTTTTTTGTATCAAAACAGCCTTCTAAATAATCTATTTTTGGTGTAATTATCATGTTTACTCTTGTTTAGTATTCAACAAATTTTCAATTGCTTATATATTCTCCAGTACATGAATATTGTCTCCGTTGTCAAGCCATATAACGCTACCAGTCTCAGAGCATGTTACAACTCTTATCCTATCTATGTCAATTAGTACAGGGCAAATAGTTGTATTGGAACCTTTATAATCATTATGCAAATAATGATGTAGTTTAATATACTTTTTCATACGATAATTATTTGTTGTCAAAAATATTTCCTTCTAATTCAATATCAGTTAATATCAATTCTTCGCCTAAAGAGAATATACTTAGCTTTTGTGTACTAATATATAATACGCAAAAACACCCTCTTTTACTATCAAATACTACTTCACCCAATAGCCCTCTTAAGCTTACTAAGTCGTGTTCGTAAATATCATGTTCTTTGTACTGTATCGCTAATTGACATACTGTTTCTGGTATTACTTTGTTTATATGAATATCGTCCTTTGTATATGTCAATTGTCCTACTTCATTGTAGTTAGATATGAATGTTTCTCCGTTACACTTTACAAAATCCCCATACAGCCATTCCCTAGTATTTACGTCTTTGCCTCTGAATTTAATCGTTCTCATGTTCTTTTATTTTTAAATTCTACATAATAAGAAAATAGTTATCATAGATATTATTACAGCATAAGATAATAAGTATGTATATTTAATCTTTAAATGTTTGAGTCTTTCTCCCAAATTATCCACCTGGTTACTTAGTCTGATGAAATTCTTTTTAGTAATATTTCTATTTCTTAAAATTTGGGTGTATTGTCTCAAATTTTCGTCCATCCAATCTTTTATTTTTGGTTCAATATTATCTAATTCCTTATAAATATCTTCTTTTTCTCTACCTCTGATAAATCCAATAGGAGCTGTGAAATTCTTCGTATTTAAATATTGGATAAACTCAATTCTTACAGGAATTGCATTTTCTTCAATAAAAATGTGTTCAGCTTGTTTTTTAATTTCATCATCTGTCATTTTTGCTTTTTTGACCAGTTCGTCATAATCAAATCTATCTATTATGACTACATCTTCTATTTCTGCCATGTCATTTTATTAAGTTAGTTTTAAATTGTTTATTTGTAAAGTGTTGACAATATGGTCTAATACCAACCGAACGGTTTATTTTTAGTTGCTTACAATACACCATATAATCTGTTACTTCTCCCGCATATTTGCAATTTCTACAGTCGCACGATTTCGGAATTTCGTTCTTTTTCATTTAGTTCTCTGATTTTCTCACAATGCATTTTGTAGGCATAAGCGAACATTTTTAATGTTATTTCATCAAAGTAAAAATCTCCTTGAATCCCCCCTTTGGTGACAACGCTAACTGCTAATCCATTATCTACAAAGTTGAGATATATCCTACTGTCATCTGTCCCTCTCATTGAGAGGATTTGTGTTTGGTCATATTCCATAATTCAGTCCTCCAAGTCAGGTATTAGCGTCCATAAATCATCTTCATTTACATAACAATCAAAATACACATCACCTTCTTCTACCCATATATTATCTCTCTTTCTGTAAAACATTATCCTTGGGCTATAATTATAATTTTTGAGTCTTACTAAAACTTCTTCTCCTTCTGGAGGAAGTTGTTCTCTAACTCTAATCCAAGGGGATTTATTCTCTTTTGTTCCCATAATTCATATCTCTTTTATAGTTAAATATGCTTCTTTTACTTTATCATGATGTGCATTTAGATATTCGTTTAAACTTACTTTTTCTCCAAATAGCTCAAGGAATTTTTTTTCATCACGGAACCAATTATCTTTTATTATCTCATAAGGCTCAAATAAAAGTACATATGGTAAATCGCGTTTAAAGAATATCGCCATAGCAGCATAAGCATCAAGCTTATTGTATGCTTCTATTTGATATTTATCAGACATTATCCCGAAAGTAATTTTCATTTTATTCATATTTCACAAAGGTTATAGTTACATATTCAATTTTTCGCTCTTTGTCCCATTTTTCAATTTGTTCTTTTTTAAACCTTATTTCAGCCTCAAATCCTTTTGATTCTAAAAATCTTACACAGTCAAACGCACAATCAACTAATTCATCATAATTGCCGGATTCTCCAGCATCGATAATTTTTAATTCACCTTCTTTAATTTTGCCTAAAAAATTTCCCATAGGTATTATCTGTAAATTACTGCCATATTCCTATCTATAAAAAAGTGTATTCCGGTGGAACATTCATTCCATCTGTATTTATCAAAGTCTTTTACCTCAACTGTTTCACCAACTTTGTATATAAAGTTTTTATCATAATTGGAACGTATTTCTGTTATATCAGCTATACTCCCGTCTATATTTTGTATTTCTAATACCTCCGCTTTTGAGCATCTACATTTTAGAGATGTTGATGAACTTCTCTCTGCATCCTCACATATTTTTAATTTAACGATATATCCATCGCATTTTTTCCACCCTATAAAACTTCCCTCTATTGGGCATTGTAATAACAAGAAAGATGTATATTCTGAATAATCAGCGACTCTCAAATTAGCGCCTCTCAAATTAGCGCCTCCCAACTCAGCGCCTCCCAACTCAGCGCCTCCCAACTCAGCGCCTCTCAAATCAGCGCCTCTTAAATTAGCGTCTCTCAAATCAGCGCCTCTTAAATTAGCGACTCTTAAATTAGCGTCTCCCAACTCAGCGTCTCTCAAATCAGCGCCTCTTAAATTAGCGCCTCTTAAATTAGCGCCTCTTAAATTAGCGACTCTTAAATTAGCGTCTCCCAACTCAGCGTCTCTCAAATCAGCGCCTCTTAAATTAGCGCCTCTTAAATTAGCGCCTCTTAAATTAGCGACTCTTAAATTAGCGTCTCCCAACTCAGCGTCTCTCAAATCAGCGCCTCTTAAATTAGCGCCTCTTAAATTAGCGCCTCTCAAATTAGCTTCTACTAATGTATCTTTAATTGTGTTATTCTCTTTCTCGAAAGAAAATAGCACATTACCAAAAACTGATTTTATGTCTATTCTAATTTTCATAGGTTATTGTTTTTATTGTGTATTAAATCGTATTTTTCTCTGAATTTCAGGTATAATTTTTCTTGTTTTGCAGTAAACGGCATAAAAGAATGATTCAACCAGCGACATATATAATATACTTTGTCATTTGAATAGTCCTTATTATCAGAGGTGATTATCCAGTCTATTTTAGCCCCATTTTGTTTTGCTTTTTCTCTTGCATATATAAAACAATCAACAAGTTTAGGATATCTCATCAGTCCGATATAGTTGCTATTTAGGTTTGCTTTTGGACATACTATACATCCGACTCTTTCACGCCACTCATACTCTGGATTAATTGGAAGATTATATTTATGGATATAATCCCAGACGTCGCTATCTGCCCAATCTATTATTGGTTTTAGTTGTATAATGCCCGCAGTTCCTACTGATTGGCAATGTTCCTCAAAATAATCATCTATAAGGTTCTTATTCTTTTTTAGTAGCGTTTTGTTTCTTATTTCAAATGCTGTTCGTTCTTTCCTTTTAAAACTTTCATATTTTCTAACTCCGACAATTGAACATTCATCTACATATTTTCTGTTGTGTTTGTAGTCTGTACAACAATATGCTGATTGAACGGTCGGTAATAGTCCCTCATGATTCCGCCAAATATTTTCAATAAATCCGTATTTATAGTCTCTACGCTTTGTCACATCTGGATAATTTTCTTTGATAAACTTTAAAGTGATATTGCTTTCAAAAGAGTGATTGAAGTAAGATTTGAATTCAATCCCGCTTCGTTTGCAGAGGTCATAGCATACCTGACTGTCTTTCCCTCCTGACATACCCAACGCAATTTCAAAGTTCATAGCTTTAGCGATTTTTGAGAACTTCTGTATTCTCTCTATTGCCGTTTGCTCTATTTCTTCTGCAAATAAGTTCATTATATAAGTTTTTTATGTTTTAATCTTTTGATTGCGTCTTTCCTTGAATAAGCCATTATTTTGAACCCTTTTACATTAAATTCTCTCTCTTCTCTGTGAGGGGTTCTTATTTTCTGAATGTCAGAAAATTTCATAGCGCATTTTGGCACATTAAGCATAAATAAATTTTTCATACAAGTCATCTTTTAAATTCTGGCAAAACTCCAAGATATAAATATTGATGGGTAGGTGTTATACACATTGTCATGTAAAAAAATACTCCATTTTCACTTCTGATAGGTTCTAATTTATTTTGTCTTTCCGTGTTTAATCGTGACATGTGGAATATTTTACAATGTTTTAAAAACCTCTTTATAAAATGATAGTTTATCTTTTACTATATCAATTAATACCGGTTTTAAGATGTCAAAATCTAATGAGATTTGTCTAAACGGTTTATCTATGTAAAATTTGCAGCTTGAAAATCCTTCTTTACTAAGTGCATATTCCAACTTTTCAAGTTCGATAATGATTTTATCTACTTCTTTTAAATCTTTAAATCTTTTTCTGTCCATATATTTAGTTTTTAGTTTCTATAATTACATATTCATCATCTCCGCAATCTTCAGGGAACATCCCGAATTTTGGGAAATCTTCTGGATAGGCTAACCGACAAAGTGGGCAAGAAAATGCATAACATGCACCTTGGAACTTCACTCCGCATAGGTCTATATATTCTGAAAAAAGTAACCGTCTCGCTTTTTTAATAAACTTCTTTGAAAGTCTCCTATTACACTTTATATTCCTTTTTGTAAGCCCTTTTGCAACTATTAATTCTGCATCAGAAAGATTAATTTGTTTCCCATTATAGATATATACGCCATCATAACAACGAGGATGATTGCACCCATATCCATTGTTTACAATGGTATCAGATGTGAAATATCCACATCTACTACTCAAAGTATTTATATCTATAAGTTGTTCTTTATTGAATACTTCACTTATTGGCATATTTTTCAAATAAATTATCTATTTCTAAATTTACTCTATCTGCAAATTCCCCAAATGATTCTGAAAATTCATCATCATTCAAATCATCTACAATTTTAACTACTCTTTCCGCGTAAAAGCGAGCTTTTGATAAGTCTTTCATTAATACCAAATTAGAAGATGAATCTACTTGTTGTATTATGTTCGTAAGCTCAATTGCAGCCTGAGAAAGCAAATCAGCGAAAAGAGGAATTTTGTTGCATATATACACGGCTTTTTCTTTCTGTTCCTTTGTCATTTCCCCGAATAAATCTTTAACCGGTATTAATTCGTATTGATTCAACTTATCAAGTTGTGTTTTTATTTGAGTTACTTTTACATAGTCCTTTTTTTGTAACGCCTTATTCATCTTTTCAAGTAAAATATCTTTCTCGCTTTTCATCTCATTTAGTTTTTAGTGTGTAATAATCAGTTAATAATTTCCTGCAAGCATTGTACACAATTACAGCTTCTTTTGTAGTGTTGTTAGCCATTATCAGCTTTTGTATTTCGTTTTTATTTTCGTTTTCTACTGCTATTGTAGCTTCTGAAACATATCTTAAATAAGTCTCCGCCCTTACTTTGTTTTTGCTTATCAGATACTTAACCACTGGCAAACATGGTAACCCAATAGGCAATCTTTTTGTTTGTTTGAATTCATTGAAAGCATTCCTTTCAAAATCCGACAGCTGTTCAATTGAAAAATCTTTGGAATGTACTTCCAATTGTTTTACATTCCCATATTTTTCTATTATCGCTTGTGAACGATTTACGTGCGATTTAAAGGCTTTTAAAAATTGGATGATAGTTTGTACCGACATACGATAAAAAACCCCAAATTCGCCAGATAAGCCATAAATTATCGCTATGTCGCACTCCTTTATGGTTAGCGCTTTGCATTCAGCCTCTAAAAATGTTGCGACATCTTTTGTTGTGACCTCTATTAATTCGTCCGTTGTTTCTTGATTTATCCTTAAAAAAGCCTTTTTTACTATGTCCATAGAAAACAAAAACAGTTCGTTTTTATTTAATTCGCTTATTTTCGGGTAATTTTGAGCTTCTTTTATTTGCTGTATGTCCATGATATAACCTCCTATTTTTCGTCTTTTTTGTTAAACATCATTCCAAATAATGAATCGTCTTTCCCCTCTTGTATATCCTGCATAATTTTAAAAGCGACTCTTTGCGTTTGTTCTTCCATTGTCTCCTTTTTTGCAAATCCGCGCGCCCCCCCTGCTAAATTTTTCGGATAAAAAACGCGATTCGTTTGAATTTTAAGAGCTTTTGCCAATGTTGTTTTCCAGTTTATTTTTTTTGTTTTTGTTTTTTTCTTGTTTTCCCAACCTTCAGTAGTACCCCAAAAGTTTTCGATAGCGCATTCAATTGTTTTTATTATGTTCAATTCAGGGGGGTTGAATTCTTTTTGTTTTTCCATCCATTCCGCGTCGCATAGTATTTTATCTACTTCCTCTCTTAATTCAGACAAATAGACATTAAAATCTTTCCTCCAGTCTTTCTCTTTTCCCTCTTCTTTTTTAGAGATAGAAAATATATCGTTATTAGATGTAGAATTATATTTAGATATATTTTTTATCTCTTTTTTCTCTATAATGTTATTCTGTTTATTATCTGTAGAATTATCTGTAAGAATAATATTATTATCTACATTTACATCTACATTTACATTAACAGCTTCTTTTGCTTCCTTTTGCTTAGCAAAACAAGCATTTGCTTCTTTTGCTTCCTTTTGCTTAG